CATCAGGATCAAACATGTCTTGTGATGCATAAGTGTGGTTAGTAGCAACCAATCCAACATTATGATTACCGAACATGTTTACGCAGTTACGAACAAGTGCAGTCAGTGCCTTAGGCTTACGGCCCATGTCACCCTTCATGTCGCCTGCTTCGAACTGATTAACATCAGTAGGAGTGAGCAACATGCCAAGCGAGTCGATGATAAACAAAACTTTAGGCTTCTCAGGGCCGTCAGGAATAGTCTTATAGCCCTTCATGAATTCATGAATAGTCCTAGCAACGTCATCAATCATTGCCATGTTCAGCTTGAGTAACTTTTCTTCACTGGTGTCAACGCCGAGAGCATGTAGCCAGGCTTCGTCTAGTGCATTTTCGCTATCAATGAGTACGACATAGATGCCCTGCTCTTGGGCATGTCGTACTAGATTTCCTGAACAAATGAATGATTTTCCTGCGCCTGACTCTCCGGCAAAGACAGTAACTTTACCAAGAGGTACGCCTTTGTTAAAATCACCGCTAATGAGATAATTAAGTGCATGATTGCCTGTGCTAATCCAATCTGTTGGGTCGTTAAACCCGATACTAAGACCATCAATAGCCTTAGTGATATCTTTACGGAACCTGCTTACGTCAAATGGCTTTGCCAAATGTATTCTCCTATCTGATCTTTGCAACTTTATCATTAAATGATAATTTTTCAAGTAATTCGGGACTATTCTCTGCCAATCGGTCGATGTCGTGGTCGCCGGGATAATGGCGTAGAATGCCCCTCGCTCTGTCTCGAATGATACTAGGAACTCTGGGAGTTTTTCCAGGATCGCATAGTTCTTCCAATAGTTTTTTACCTTGCTTTAACGCCCGGTATCTTTCATCTGCTTTTGTCATTGATGTTTCCTTTGTCATTTAGGGAGAGGCTTAAAGCCTCTCCCTAAATAGTCGCCCTACATCTGGCGAGCGCGGATCATCTTTAGGATGTCCTGGGCCTTATCACTTGACGATTGAGACTTCTGAGGACTAGATGCCGAATCATTTACTTCAAACGGGGGAGCATCATCTACGTCGTTGAACTCCGGGGAAGGTACTGTTGCGGGGGTGCTAGTTCCAGTAGTCACCGATTGTTTTGTCGCACCAGCACCCGAAGGGGCCTCGACACCATATGGACGATAATATGCGCCCCACTTTTCAGTGTCGTACGGTCTACCGTCGACAGATGCTTCGAACATTTCTTTGATGATGCGAAGTTCTGCTTCACTCGGCTTCTTTGGTAGGAAATCAGCAAGGCTATACAGCCCATGCGCATCAATCGCAGCCATTTCAGCTTCGGTCAACGGAGTTTCTTTGCGGGCCCAACTTGACGTGGTATACTCTGCAAACCCTCCCTTACCGGGGGTCTTACGGACATTGAAATCAAGTCCCCTGATGTAATCAGTTGGCAACTCTTCCATCTCAGGATCCATCAACGATGCCTTAATGATCGTTTGAATCTGCGAAGTAACGACAAATCGACGAATAGGGTTAGTTGGGGTCACGTCATCGCCGATTGGGTTTTGCCTAACAAAACCCTGATAAATGTAAGAACGCTTCTTCCAATATTTATTAGCCAGTTCCTTGAGAGACTCATCCTTGTACCACGGGCGAACTTCTGCTAGAATAGGACAGTTATCGCCGTACATTTCTACACACGGCACTTGAACCGTGACGTTCTTCATGGTATTGTCACCCTTGACACCATTAAATGGAAGCTTGATGACCTGACGTTCGATCCAAAAGAACGTGTTGTTTGGATCAGCATCTGGAAGGAATCGGACTGTAGCAGTAGTACCTTCATCGATGTTCCAATGAGGATAAATTGCGTTATCTGATTGTGTGTTTGAACCTTTATTTTGGTTCTTGTTTTCTGCTGCTGTAATATGCGCGCGGATTTCTGCTAGACTTGCCATTTTGTTTTTCTCCTATTAAAATGTGCTATGTGTTGAGCTTTAGTATGTGATTTATGTTTGCTGTCGGAGACAACTACCACAGTGTTCAATATACTAGATATCAAACCCTGTGTCAATATATTTATGCCAGTAATGGGTAATTAATAAAATAGTTTAAGATTCATCCACTCCAAGTAACTTAGCCAAACGTGAAGTCTTTATTTTTTTCTTTGTAGTATGCTTTGCCCGGCCTATCGGAGTATCGTCAGTAGACGTGTCATCATCGTCAGTCTTGTCTGAAACAAAATCAATGATTTTTTTCACACCATTCGTAGTCTTAAGTAATTTTGTAATTTTTTCTTTATCATAATCAGGCGTTTTATCATATAATTTCAATATTTTTTCAGCCATAGATTTGCTAAACTTGTTTGTACCGTCTTCTAACTCAATCGAACCAGTTGTTCCTTCGTCAGCGATCTTGCGCAGTTGGCTAATTATCGAAGAATCTGATTCTTTTGTGAATAATAATGCTAGATTGCTTTCCTCTACTTCATCTTTGTGCGGTTCGTTTTTGACTCTACGCAGAGCTGGGCCGCCCGTCGCCGCCTTCATCGCATCGTAATAGTTCTGCCTACGAACGAAAGCAGGAACATTACTATTTTCAGCATCGTCCTGGTTCATCCAACCTTCTTTTTCTTCACCAAGCTCTAACTTCTCGCTGATAACATTATCAGCCCAGTTTTCGAGCATATTAACTTCATTCATTTCTGCTATGTTCTTCCGAAGGCGAGAGAGGATTGGCATAACCGATTCTATCCGAGGATCCATGGTTTCCTGCACGAATAATTCATTGATGGTGTCGTCATTCTCATCTTCCATGAGAGGAGGCGACCATGATTCGAAATAAGCATTATAGCCGCGATGTCCACGCATCTTGCCTAACGATTCACGTAGTTTATTATAGTGATTGATACCTTCTAGAACTAGTTTCTGCGTTGATTCAGTAAACTCGCCGTTGCGTGTTGCGCGAACAAATCCAGCCATCTTATTATATTCTTCGCACAACTTTTTGATATGGGTCCATCGATCATCGTTAGGAACTCCGCCCTCAGCAATATGCCGAGCATAGACTTGTGCCACCCCTGGCTTAGTAGTGGGAGCTAAAAAGCGTTCTCCGTGTATATTTTCAAGGTATATTTTCGCTACGTTACGATAACGCTGTTCGCCTTCTTCGATGTTGCGGTTGTGTTGAAGGACGATCTTTACATTCGGTACAGCGTCATTGTAACTTCTAGCCCTGCCCATTGAATGATATCCTTCAACAACTTGGTTGTTTTTTTCACGATTGACTAAGTTCTGCTGAAGTTCAGCAGGAGAACCCTTGGTGACCTTGCGATTCTTCACAAATTCCTGAGTAGATGGGCTTAATGTTTTTGTAGATGTCTTAATAGTATCCACGTCATTCAGTCCTTTTTCCCAACCTGCCAGACCACGCTTGAGTGACTTTGCACCCTTCTTTAGCGTATCCTTTAGGCCTTCTGCTACTCGCTCTTTCATCTTGAGATGCTCCCGTTGTCTCATGCGATCCCCCAATTGATCTTTGTTAGATAGTTCGAAGTCAAGTTGTCTGCGTTGCGCCCAGTTCTTCAAATGTTTTAAAAATCCCTCCCAAGTATCATCATATTCTACTCCCGGAGTAATATTGTCAGGACTGTCGGCTTGCTCATCGTCAAAATATACGATCACTTTACTAGAATCATCGAGACTGACCCAAACTTTACCATAGTCTGCGCCATCTTTCTTAAAAGTAAATTCTATAACATCGGCTTCCTGTGAAACTCGAACCCGTTGATTCTGACTATTAAGCGGAACAGGAGTATAACCTCTAACTTTTAAGAGGTTATAAAGTTCATCGTTGAAGCTTTCGGTATCGCGTGCCATAATACTATTTAGTCTTCCTGTGATAAATAATGTTGTGAGCACCAGATCGACACTCAACAACTCGGCTAGTGCTTTGAAAAAGTATTAGCTATGACTATTTATTCAATTAATAACCGCAGTATAATCTACTGTTTGAAGATCAGAAGAAAGCCAGCTGCTGGTAAATAATGACAAGCACAACTTTTGGGAAGAAAGATGTAAACCACAATCCCATGAAACGATTAGCTAACCGTACCCGCCCAACGCAAATTATGACGACCTGTCCACATTGCGAAAAAACAATGGGTATCAGTAACTACAAGAAATACCACGGTGATGAGTGTAAGTTTAAGAAATGACTGCAAAGAAAGGTAAAGGCGGGATAATGTCATCATGGTCACGAATTTGGCTCTCTAAGTCACCGTGATAATCCGCTAGTTGTGTCATAATTCTAACTGCTAATAGTGAAGCCATTATCAAATCGTCATGGTCTCCTACTTTAGCCGCATAGCTTCCACCAGAAGCTACAAACGCTTTAAGTTCACTGATGAGTGATCGGCTATGAATAGACATCTTCTTTGATTCTAGCAGTGTTTTGAATTTAGCACACGCGGCAAGTTTAGGTTTGTTAGTGGTAGTGAATCCTCTTCTACCTTTACCTGGCTCACTAATAAAGATACCGGATATATTTGATTCGCCATACTCGTTCAATGAAACAATCGCAGCTTGACCGATACCATTATTTTCAATTGAGTAATATATATTATTTGGTTCCGAAGTCTGTTCTGCGATGTACTTACAAATCTCAGCAAGTAACTTAATCTGACTGGGGATATCAGTCTTGTTGTGTTTCCACTCACCTATCTGCGTAGTAGTACTTGCTTCAAATATTTGAATAGCAGCAGGATCGCCTCCGGTACCTAATGAAGGATCTAGCGCAACTACGTATAATCTACCCTTCTCGGGCTTTTTATACCAGCGGACCTGACCCATTCGGTTGATAGGCTCAACACCCTCAAGCATGATCAGTGTGTTTGGGTTTATCAGAGTCTCGTCCGCAATAATAAATTCGCAATTTATCTCTCGGTTGAAACGATCATCGCCTAGTTGAGCTTTCATCTGGTCAGCCCAAGCATCATCTCTGCCGGGCTGCTCACGCCAGTAAGCACGATAAGCCTTAAAGCCGTTGACCCCTACGTCTGTCGTGTTACCAAATTCATCTTCTGTCTTATTAGCACCTTTCCAAATGAATGCGAACTGATCTTCATCTGAGTTAGGAGTTGATGTGATGATCGCCTTACCACCAGTTGCTAGGGTAGGCGTGATAGAAGTCCAAAATTCTTTAGCGATAGAAGGGCGGACGAAGGCAAATTCGTCAAGATACAGTAGTGATATAGCCATACCACGACCTGTGTTTTCAGTCGTAGTAGCAGACACGATGCGTGATCCGTTTTCAAAGTCAAGCGATCCCTTATTGTACGTGGTCACACCAGCTTTAATGTGGTCAGGGCAATTTTCGTATGCGTATCTGATACGCTGCATGATTTCTTGTGCGCCGGTGTATTTGTGTGCTGCAATTAGAATAGTAGAATCAGGGTTGAACATTGCATACCAAAGAAGATAGCCGGCGGCAGATGTTGTCTTACCTGACTGACGGGGCATCAGTGAGATGGAGAAACGATAGCGATGGTATGTATCAATTAATCGTTCTTGGAACTCCCACGGGTGATAATTCATGCTGCCCTTAGTAGGGTGCTGAATCATAAAGAAGTTATCCATGAAATACAGATAGCCCGTGTCCGGGTCACAGCACTTGAGAAACTCATCAAGTTGCTGTTGATTTTTGAACACCGTTTTCTTGTAGGGATCCTTGATTAGTGTTGGTGTGTTTGCCATAATAGTATTTAGTTTGTGAGTTCTTCCCAACCAAACTTATACAATAAATCTGCGTTACTCGCAGTGTACGAAACTGCAAGTGTTAGAGTGCTTGGCGCGCCGTTAGCATAACGCCACAACTGTAGTCTTTTCTTTATATCTTCACCGATTTCTACCTCATCACGACTACTAGTCAAGCCTGCATAAACTACAGTACCGTTAGTAATGGTATCCGTATGAATAGCACTTTGAACTACGGAACCTGCTATATTACTAAATGAGGCATTAGCAATCGTTGCGTTTTCAATAATTTGAAATTGTCCATACCTAACATCAAGTAATAATAAATCAATTTGAGCAGGAATAACTACAGCGTCTGGATAGGCTGGATTTAATCTTATTGAGCATAATGAAGTTACTGTGTTTGCTGAACCTACTCTTGTAGGAGCTGTATTGTTAGTAACATACCCTATTTTAGTTGACGGGGTAAACCCTCCTTCAGAAATAACAGTGCTGCAAATTTGTTTCATTGTGCTATTGCCACTGGTTGAGCCAGTATTTGTTATTTCATATCTTGGATTCAATGTTGCGGTTGTCATATAAACAGTTGTGTTTCCAGGCTGATTAGCGTGTTGGAATGTATGACATACGATGAATTGACCGTTGATTACAAAACCTGCACGAACGTTAC